GCTTTTATTAGAAGCGCCTGATGTATACCTCTATGGAGCGTTATTACATTCAGCACCGTATCTAGCAGAAGACCAAAGGGTAGCAGTTTGGGCGCAGATGTATTCTGCCGCAGTTGCTAGATTAAATGAATATTCTGACCAAGCTCGTTATAGTGGGTCAGGATTAACACTTAAAGTGAGAGGATTAGTATGAGTTTTACAAACTTTTTAGAAACAGAGATATTAGACCACGTGTTTGCAGGTGCGGCTTACACAGCTCCCGGCACACATTACTTAGGTTTGTTTACATCAGCTCCGGGCGAAGCAGGTGGTGGAACTGAATTATCAGGTAGTGCTTATGCAAGACAATCGGTAGCATTTACAACTTCAGGCAATACAACAAGTAACAATGCGGCAGTAGAATTTCCAACTGCTACAGGTTCTTGGGGTACAGTTACACATGTTGGAGTATTTGATGCTTCAACGTCAGGTAATTTAATGGCTTATGCGACACTATCGTCAAGTAAAGCTATTGCTACTGGTGACGTATTTCGTGTTCCATCAGGTGACCTAGATATTACGCTAGACTAAAAATATGTCGGTTTATGGCAGTTATAAATACGGTCAATTAGCTTATAGTACAGGCGAGGTTTTAGATGGTGCGGCAACTGTTAGTGCAAGTGCTTCAATTAGTGCTACACCAAGTGCAACATTAAATGTAAGTGCAACTGTAACAAGTAGTGCTTCTATAACTTGTAGTGGTGCTAAAGTTAATTTTGCATCAGCAACCGTTAATGCATCAGCATCAATATCAGCTAATGCACGAAGAATACCTCAAGGTTCTGTATTACTTGAAAGCACATCAACAACTACAATTAATACTACTGGTAACGGTACTAGAGTAAGGACAAGTGGTGGTACATCAAGCTCAAGTGCAACAGTAACACCTGCTTCTACAATTGTAAGAGTAAGGGAAGGTAGTGCTACACCAAGTGCAACAGCTACAATTACAGCATCAGGTGTATTTATGGTTAATGGTGCGGCTACACTTAGTGCAACAGCTACAGTTGCCGCTATATGTAACCGAGTAAGGTTTGGTTCAGGTACACCAACTGCTAACGCTAGTATTACCGTTTTAGGATTTGCTACAAGAGGTGGTATTGCCTCCACCGGCGACACATTTACAGATATTGTTACGGTAGCATCAGTTAGTGGCTCTAATAAATATTTTGTTAATGGTGTGCAACAACCTACGTTGTATTTAGTTGAAGGTAACACCTATGTCTTTAATTACCCATCAGCACATCCATTAAAGTTTTCAACAACTTCAGATGGCACACATGGAAGTGGTACAGAATATACTACTGGAGTTACTCATAACTCATCAACGCAAGTCACTATTGTAGTTATTAATAATTTAATAACGCTGTATTACTACTGTGCGTTACATTCAGCAATGGGTGGAACAGCAAATACACCAAGTAACCAAGTTATATCAACTGTTGCTTCAGACTCACAAAGAATTCAACAACCTAATGCTACATCGCAACCCACAACAATTGTTACAGCAACATGTAACAGAGTACAAAGTACAACTGGGGCATTGAGTGCTACATCAGGTACAGCTACGATAGGTAGAGAGAAATGGGAAACAATTATTAATAACACAGTCACATGGACAGAAATAGCGGCATAAGATTATGGCATTAATACCTTTAGACATACCACCCGGTCAATACAGAAATGGTACAGACTTTCAGGCATCAAACAGATGGAGGGATGCAAGTTTAGTTAGATGGCACGATGGCTCGATGCGACCAGTTGGTGGATGGACAAGTAGAAAAACAAGTGCATTTGCCTCAGCACCAAGAGCAATGATTGCATGGCTTGATAATTCAAGTGACTCATATTTAGCGGCAGGAACTTATAACAAATTATATTATGTAAATCCTTCAAGTACAGTATATGACATAACCCCAACAGGCTTAACATCAGGAAATTTAAACGCGGCTTTAAATCTAGGTTATGGTGGTGGTTTTTATGGAGCAGGTAACTGGGGTTCAGCTCCAACAAGCTCAGGTGTTTATGATGAAGCAACAACTTGGTCATTAGATTCGTGGGGTGAATATTTGTTAGCTTGTTCATCTAAAGATGGCAAGATATATGAATGGCAACTAAATTCAGGTGTTGTAGCGGCACAAGTTACTAATGCTCCAGTTAGCAACAATGGTATTGTTGTTACAGAAGAGAGATTTGTTTTTGCTTTAGGTGCAGGTGGAAATCCACGTAAAGTACAATGGTGTGACCAAGAAAACAATACATCTTGGACACCTTCAGCTACAAACCAAGCAGGTGATTTTGAATTACAAACTACAGGTCAAATAATGTGTGGATTACGTATGAGAGGTAGAACTTTAATACTTACTGACAACGATGCACACGTAGCATCATACTCAGGCGCACCATTTGTTTATGGGTTTGAAAGAGTAGGAACAGCTTGTGGTGTTGCAACAAGACGTGGAGCAGTAGCAATTGATGAAGGCGCTTTTTGGATGGGTAAAAAAGGTTTTTTTCAATTTGATGGCTCATCAGCAAGAGAAATTACTTGTGAAGTTTCAGATTACGTATTTGATGACATGAACGTGTCACAAATCAGTAAAGTTTACGCTGTACATAATTCACAACATGGTGAAATATGGTGGTTTTATCCATCAGGTACATCTAATGAAAATAACAGGTACGTAGCATTAGATTACAAAGAAGGACATTGGTCTACTGGTGAATTAGATAGAACAGCAGGAGTTGACCAAGGAATATACAGCAATCCAATATGGGCAGATGCAAGTGGTAATCTTTATAACCAAGAAACAGGTTACACACATGGCACAACTAAACCATATGCTGAGTCAGGTTCAATCAGTCTTGGTAATGGTGACAATATTATGAAAGTTACACAACTTATACCTGACGAGAAAACACAAGGACAAGTAGAAGTTACATTTAAGACACGTTTTTATCCTAATGATAGTGAGACATCACATGGTGCATTTACGCTTGGTAATCCTACAGATGTACGCTTTCAGGGTAGACAAGTGCGCATTAAAGTACAAGGTACAGGTAATGACAATTGGCGTTCAGGTGTTATGCGTATAGAAGCAAATGCAGGAGGTAGGCGATGAGTATACAAACACCTCCACCGCCACTAGGAAAAGATTGGAAGCCTTGGGGTGAGCGATTAAATACTTTTATAACAACTACTAGAAACAAATTACAATTTTATAATTCAGATAGTAAAGCTACACAAGATGGCATTATTATGTGGGATGAAGCTCAGGATTGCCCTGTAGTTTCTAAAAATGGAGCTTGGATTAGGATAAAATTAGACCCATGAGCATAACAGAAGATTTAATGCGCGGTAAAGCATGGATAGAGTCAGCACTTAAAAAAGGCGGCAATACCCATAATTTTAAAGACATTGTAGATGGTGTTATGAGTGGTGATTTCCAACTGTGGATGGGGTCAAACGGATGTGCAGTAACCGAAATTGTAGTGTATCCTAATAAGAAAGTGTTACATGTGTTCTTAGCAGGCGGCGATAAAGGTTACGGAATACATCAAATTACAGATATGCATGATGATGCAATAACTTGGGGCAAACACCAAGGATGTATAGGGATGACTGTTACTGGTCGAAGAGGATGGAAAAAAATTCTTGAACCTAAAGGTTGGTCAGAACAGTTTACAACATTATTAAAGGAGTTTTGACATGAGTAGCGGCGGCGGTAAAGGCGGTAAAAAGCAAACAGAGACAACTATACCAAGTTGGATACAACAACCGGCAGAAAGAAATATTAGACGAGCTGAACAAGTACAGCAACTCAAATACATGCCATACACAGGCGCAGAAGTAGCGGCATTTACACCGGCACAAGAAGCCGCAATGAATAATAACATTGGAGCGGCTAAAGCATTTGGTTTGCTAGACCCTAATAGCAATCTTACAGCTACCACAGGAATGCCCGAAGCAACTACATACGCAAATGGCATGAGAGGCTATGGCTCTATTGGACTATATGACCAAGCACTTAAAGAACTCACAGCTAGAGACCCTGCAAACATGGCGGCATATAACAGCTTATTTGGTAATGCTGTACCTGCTATTGTAGCAC